TCATCTATGGAATAAAGCGGCTGGCCGAGTACTAGCAGGACTAACTCGCAGAAGAAAAGCCGAGCGAGAACTATTTCTTAGTTAAGCATGGATGCTACACGGCTCATGGATGAGCTTTAGTCAGAGCTTGGTTGTCGTACTAAAGTTGGTGACTCCGGATTTTGAATGACTACCTCGCCATTTCCATCATTAGGAAAGTTTACAAATGCAGCTCTACACAAGGAGTTTGCCGTTTTTTCGTTTACGTCAGAATTTTCCGAAGAAATAGCTGCTCGAATATTTCTTATTGGTTTTGCCGTTTTTACATCTTTAACAAGATCTTCCATTTTATAAAATTCTATTTGAAGAACTTTAACGTAATAATCTTTTACTCTTAGTCCGCCTCCGTATGTTTGTCCGCCACTAGTAGTGCAATTTGCACTATTCCCATATCCATAACAATTGGTTGTGACTGGCGTTGTATAGGTCGGTCTTTTAGAAACGCTTTGATGCTCAGAAATCTCCAGGGAATAAGATGCCACGTATTCAATGTCATTTCGTCGATCTTTTGGTGTTAATGGTATTAGCTTTGCATCAGTGCTTTTCGAAGCTTCATAGCAAGTATCAATTATTTTTTTCCTCTTTACATATGCTGGAAGCGATTCGTTATCTTCTTGAATTGCCATAAATCCAATGTTTTTACTTGCATCAATCTCAAATCCAACTGACTTTACAGCAACCTCAACGCCTGATTTTTTAAATATGGACGCACATCCGGCCAGTCCGAAAACCGTAAACAATAAAGCTATAAATGTGTTTTTCATACCCCTCTTATCGGCAAGGCCTTTGCAATACTAAACAAACAACATTTAGTAGCTTTTTAGAAGCTTGGCAGGGGGCGTAAAGGTGTTAGAATTGTCGAAAAATGTAGCGGTGGAGCACACTTTTGGAATTGTCTGAGAGACTACAGTCATTTGCAGCTGATCTTATTGAGATTTTAGAAGATGTAAGGCGCTTAGAGGTAGCTGTTCAAAATAGACTATCAGCCAATGCCACGGTTCTTAGATTGATTCCTAAGGATGAGTCCTTCGATAATGCCAGTGATTGTCTCAACCTGGGAATCGGTGAGCCGGTCGATGAGGACGTGTAAATCAGCTCTTTTCGAATCCTTTGTTTCGCCGTAATAAAGATAGTCTATTGATACGTTTAGGGCACGTGCAATGCCTGCGACTGAAGAGATGCCCGGTTCTAAGGTTTTTCCGTATTCAATGCCGCGGTAACTAGGAAAAGGAATTTTGGCTTTTTCGGCCAACTCATCCTGTGTCAATTTGAGGCGCTCACGCAGAGCTTTAATTCTCTGTGAAAGCAATTTCCCACTCTTTTCCATAGGTTAAGTTTCGTACCTTAAACAGTATAAAAAAATATTGAATCTGATAAAATATAAATTGAAAAAGTATCCGATTGGGTATATTATGAATCCTATGAGCCGAGAAATGGATGATTTTATAAATATGTCGCTTGCCCATGGGTTTTCTCATGCCACCGTTGCTAAGCGCTTGGGTATTACTGAAGGTTACTGGTTTAAAATTCGAAAAGGGATTTTGCCTATGACTGATGAAGTTCTTAAAAAAGTAAGAAAACTGAAAGATAGAATTAAAGCTTTCGAGGCTGCTTAGCATCTAGCGACTATAAAGTATGTTTTTAGGAATCTCGCCTGTCATGTTTTGGACAGGTAATGGATTCCTACGTGAAAAAAAGTTCGACACTTTTGGAGGTGTTATGAGTCTCACAATTAAAATCACCACGGAATATGAAGTGTTTTGTGATGATTATGAAAACGAAAAGGGCCATCAAAAGATTGGTGACGTGAGGGTCTTGTTAGATGGCCTTGACGTGACTGATCGTTTGCACGCCTTAGACATTGAAGAAATCAAAGAAAAATATTGCAAAGCCATGAGAGAGGAGTGCGCGTGAGTAACTTAATTGGTGTTCATGAAAAAATGTTGAGCGATGATTATCACAAGCCAAGTGAGTTTATTGGCTCTGGATCTATAGTGGAAATGGATAGAAGTCCTAAACACTTTTATTGTGCGTGGAAAGGTCTTAATAAAACATCCACCAAAGCTCTTGGACGAGGGGTTTTCTTTCATGATCTTTTACTTGAGCAAAACATTGAAAAGTATGTTGCAAGGCCCTTAAACGAAAAGGGTGAGCTCGTTCGAAGCAACTCGAAAGAGTATATAGCTTTCTTAGAGGCAAACCCTGGTAAAACGCCAATTCATCCAGATGATCATAAAGACATGTATGACATGCTTACTTCTTTTTGTGAAAACTCTAAAGCAATGGCGTTAATGAAAGGCGCTAAGATTGAAAACTCTATTTTTGTGAAAGATCCAAGTAATGGTCTTTATCTGAAAGCACGCCCTGATATTTGGGGACAAGAGTATATTCATGACCTTAAATCCACTTCGAACTTAAATCAGTTTGAAAAACAAATCTTTGCTTTGAAGTACGATATCAGACTTGTTCATTATTCAAGAGTTGTTGAGCTTTATACTGGGACAAAACCTAAGGCCATTTATTTTACTGCCTATGAATCTTCAACGCCTTATTGCTCAGAGAATTTTAAATTGTCTCAAGGTGATAGGTCTGCAGCTGAGGATAAATGGAACCAATTAGCGAATCAAATCTCAGTTTGCATAAAAGAAAATGATTTCCCAGGACCTTCAGATGAAATCAAAGAAGCCAGAAAGCCAAAGTATTTTATAGAAAACGGTATCACTTTTGAGGAGGCTGGATAATGTCAGATAAATCAATCGCTTTAAAGGCGCCTAAGGTCGAAATTCTATCTTTTGATGATGAGAAAAAAGAATTAATCAGAAAGACGGTCGCGCGTGGACTTAAAGAACAAGAATTTCAATTGTTCTTAGCTATAGCAACGGCACGCGGACTTGATCCAATTTTAAATCAGATTCATGGCGTAATGAGAAAAGTAGGCGAAAAAGAAAGCCTTGTTATTCAAATTGGCATTGATGGATTTCGGTTAATTGCCTCTAGAACAGGTGAGCTTGCTGGAACGGATGAGCCAGAGTTTGAATACAACGATAAGAAAGAAGTTGTTAAAGCTAAGATCACTGTTTACCGCTTGATCGGTGGAAAGAAATGTAAGTTCGTCGGGATCGCTTACTGGGATGAATTTTATCCAGGTGATAAGCAAGGTTTTATGTGGAATAAAATGCCTCACAATCAGTTAGCAAAGTGTGCTGAAGCGCAAGCTCTTAGAAAAGGTTTTCCTGGGGACCTGGGTAGTATGTACATTCCTGAAGAACTTGAGCGCCAAGAAATTGATGTAACTCCACCAAAAGAAGAACCTTTAGCAATTGAGGGCGATCAAAGAACAAAAGAACTAAAAGAGCTCTTTGCGAAATTTAAAAAGCTTGGCGTTACTGAAAGTGAAATCAATAAAAAATTCGGCGTCGAAATTCCATTAGATTTAACAGATGATCAAGTTGTTGAGCTTAACAGGATTGGAGCTGATATTATAAATAAAAGAAAAACTGTTGCTGAGGTTTTTGGATCGGATGACGTTAAGTTTTAGGGGGCGCTATGGGCGAGAAGAAACTACCAGAGTTTATTACATTTAAAGAATTTCAGGAAAATATCCGTAATTGGTCTAAGGATACTTTTTTGAAGAATGTCGAAGAGAACGGCTTTCCTGCTTTTAAAGAAAACGGCTCGCACTGGGTTATTAATGTTCCAGAGGCAAGGATTTGGTTTAAGAGAAGAGAAGGCAATAAGTAATGAGCCAGAAGCTTTTGCCGATAGTAATTGAAGTTAAGGGCGAGAAACAGCGCCTTGAGCATTTCTTTACCGATGCAAAAACCGGAATCATTTATTACCAGCGCCGTATTAATGGTAAAAAGTTTTGCTTTTCTACTGGCGAGACCAATTTAAATAAAGCAAAGAGCGAAGCTAATAAAAGGCTTGAAGCTCGCCTTGGAATCAAAAAAGTTTACGTTAGAGATCAAATTAAGGATGAGTTAAAGGCTTATGAAAAAGTTAAGGATTCAGAGAATCTTTCTTACTTCACTATAAAAAGCTATAAAAGAGGCATTCAAGATATTGCTTTGTTTTGGGGTGAGAAGTTCCCGCATGAAATCACAAGGGACAATTTAGCCCTTTGGTATGATTGGTGGCGAGCCAATAAAGATATTGAAATGGAAAACGCCGTAAAGTGGATGCGAAATTTCTGTAAGTACTTATCCCAAAAGACTCATAACGGAATGCCTATACTGCCGGCCGTACCTACGATTTCAGATCCAAACAGAAAAAAAATCATGATTGCCCGGGCGAACAAAAAAGAGCGCATCATCTCGCCGGCCGAGTTTAAACTTATTCATGATTCAGCCCTTAATTACAAAGATGCCTTAATTGTGCGCATTATGTACACGATGGCTACAAGAATTGATGAAACTCTAAACCTTGATTTTGAAAAGACCATTTTACTTGATGAGCCGATTCCGCTTTATCAGTGGTTTGCAGGCCAAAATAAGGCCGATCTTGTCGGCCGGCATGCTCTACACCTATCGCTTATTAGCGATTTAAAGACCTTAAGGGACGAGCGCACAAAAGAAGGTACTTCGCTATTGTTCCCTCAATCAAAGAACAACCAGAAGCCTTTACGCGAGCAAATGATCGATTGGGATGCCTGGCGTAAGCGTGCTGCCTTAACATGGCACTGGACGCCTCATACGTTCAGGCATACGTGCTTAACTAATATTTTAAATGATCCAAGGTTTCCGCAGATTGTAGCGTGTAAGCAATACCGCGTGTCACCACAAGTTGCTCTAAAGACATACGTAAAGACTAAAGAAGAGACGATGCTGCTGTTGAGAGATGCAATTGAGGTGAAGCTATGAGTCGAGGTTACTTTGGAGTAGCTCTTCATAATCCAAAATTCGAAGTGAATGTCGGTTCACTTCTTAGAACTGCCTATTTGCTTGAAGCAGACTTCTTTTCAACAATTGGAAGCCGGTATAAAGAACAGGCCTCGGACACCTTAAAATCAACCAGACACATTCCTTTATTTGAGCACGATTCATTTGAACACTTTTATGAAAACTTGCCTAAAGGGTGCCAGCTTGTTGGTGTTGAAATGGATGATGCAGCGGACCTATTGGAAAACTTTAAGCATCCACAAAGAGCGGTTTACTTGTTTGGCTCAGAAGATAATGGACTGCCTAGAAAAGTTTTAAACAAGTGTCATTCAGTTATAAAACTAAGGGGCAAGCACTCAATGAACTTGGCGTGTGCAGGCAGTATAGTTCTTTATCATCGAGGTTTTCAATGAGCACCGCCCAGGAAATGTCCAGACAAATGGCTAGGTCTTTGAATTTATTAGAGAGTGGTGGCCCCGGGGAGAATAGCACAGCCTTTTATAGACCACTATCATTTGTATATCTAAGTAGCAGTAATCACTCACGTTTCATTCTTAAATTTGATAAATTGGAACGTTGCTCTCAAAAGCAAACTATCGATAACCGTCGATTGTTGAAGACAAGTAGAGTCCAGAAACAGTCCCGAAAAAGACTGCCAAAACGACGAAGCATTTCGCTTCTGAATTTTCATCATAGCAAACATTTAAAAATTAACAACCTGGTCGGGGGACTAGATATGGCAAGACATACAAACGGTTGGGTAAAGCTTCATCGAAAAGCTGCGCTCGGCGACATCAATTCTAATTTTGGTCGTGGCGGATTGTTTAGCGCGCTTTTGGCCATGGCAAACATTCAAGCATCTACGGTTGATTGGATGGGTAAGCCTAGAAAACTAAATCGAGGGCAAATTGTAACGTCCCTTAAAGAGCTTTCAGAACTTGGAAAGCTGGATAGAAAGACAATTTCCAAACATTTGTCATATTTGCACTCAAGAGAGACGATAAAGCTTGAGAAATCGAAAAATGGCGTCCTTATTACTTTTATAAATTATGAACAATATGCGGGACTTGATGCAGAGTGGTCCCGCAACGCTCCCACATCATTGGACGACGGTATGGACCGATCTATGGACATCGGGGTCCCACATAATGAAGAATTAAAGAATAAAAGAATAAAAGAATTAAAGGGCCCTTCTTTAAATTTTGATTTCGAATCTCTTTATCAAAAATACCCAAGGCGCATTGAAAAGTCAGAAGCAATTAAGCGTGCTCGTCAGGTGATTAAAACACAACAAGACTTCGATCTTCTTTCTTTGGCGATAGATAACTATGCAAAAGCGTGCGCGAACTTAAAAGATGAAACTGGGATTAAGCACATGTCTACGTTCTTAGAAAAACGAGACTCGAAGCCGTACATCCAACCCTGGCGCGATTGGATCGAATATAAACCAAAAAACAATCAACCCTCAGACTTCGCGGAGTTTTAAAAATGTTCAAACAGGCATCTGAGTCAGCATACACCGAAATAAAAGCAAGGGCGGGCTTCCTAGAGCGCAGAGGGTGGTTTGGGATAGAAAGCCTCGACCACGCACTAGACGGAATTTTTAAAGATGATTTAATTTTGATCGGTGCACCAAGTGGGGCCGGCAAAACCCAACTTTGCTGTAACATCGCGTTGGCAAATATGGAGCACGGCAAAAAGGTTCACTACATCGCGCTTGAGGCTGGTGAGTTTGAAATCGAGCGCCGATTGAAATACCCACTAGTTCTTGAAAGATTTTTGTCTGATCCAAATAAGCCGCGCCTTGGCCAGAAGGTTACTTTTTCAAAATGGCTAACAGGGAAATTCTTGCTTGATCTTGAAAAGTATGAATTTGAGGCAGCTGAGTATTTTGAGAAAGCCTATAGAGACCTTTTCTTGTTTTATAAAACTAAAGCTTTTGGTTTAAATGAGCTTTTAGAATCTATCGCATTCTGTTCAAACGACACAGATCTTATCATCGTTGATCACGTTCATTATTTTGATTTTGAAGACGAAAATGAAAACAGAGCGATAAAGAATATTGCAAAGACCGTTCGTCAGCTTGCAATCGACGAAGGTAAGCCAATAATTCTAATTGCTCATTTAAGAAAGCGCGACAAACACAACGCATCTTTGGTTGCAGACCTTGATGAATTTCATGGCTCTAGTGATCTTTATAAAATTGCAACAAAGGTAATCACTATGGCGCCGGGGAGACCTACCAAAGACGGCACATATGAAACGTTCTTTAGAATTCCCAAAAACAGATATGACGGCGGAGCAACAAGGTACGTGATCAGAGAAGAGTTTTCGCCTCAATCCCAGTCTTATTTGAAAGGAAAGTATGAACTCACATGGGCAAAAATTAAAATGGGAGAAGACTTTAAGTCGCTTGAAGGAGAAAGCCATCCAGAATGGTCCAGGCTTTATTCCGGCCCTGGTAATACAATTTATGAGAGACAACCCAAGCCTTCTCAACAACAAACAGGCGCGCACTATGTACCAGGAAGCGATTGAAATGCTTAAGGGCACGCCTGAATGGGAAATTATATTTCCATCATCCGACGATAGTGAGCTTAAGCACATTAAAAAACTTTTAAACAATGACTTTTTAAACAGTCTAAGAAAGTCGGAGCCAGCATGAGAGCCTGCTTACGCTGCGATAGGCAGTTTGAATCTGAAAGCATTCAAGTTCGCGTATGCCCTAAGTGCAAGAGAACAGCGACCTATAGGAAGGGCGCTGAATTTGAAAAAAGCATTGGTCGGGATTTAAGCAAAGCAAAGAACAGAAAAAAAGATAGCTTGGAAAGACAAGCAGAAAAAGAAAGGCCAGCATGAGCGACTACGCTAGATTTTCCATTTCATGTGAGCTTGTAAGGTTCGTTAGAGACAACAACATCAAAGATCTCGATGAGATTTTAAGATTAGCAAAACTTGGCATGGCGACTGAAGAAGTCATTGTGCCTGCAACTCAAAACGCAAAAGAAGTTTTAGAAAAAGAAATGGAAGAGAGGAATTAAATGAAATCCCTTTTCATCACAACACTTATTTCACTCATCGCTCTATGGGCGTTCGTATTACTGGCAAGGAGTTTTGTGTGATTAAGGTGAAAGGCTATGAAGTTAAGCCAACAATTTTTCCAGACAAGACATCGCAAGTTTGGAAACTTCCTGACAACATCCTTCTTGGATATGAAACAGATGTTTATTGGGACTTTGAAAATGAGAATGAAATTATTCATTTTGCACAGCTAGTAAATATTTTAAGAAGCAGAGGACTTAAGGTTGCCGTGCATATAAGCTACTTACCGTATGCAAGGCAAGACAAAGAAGTTAATAATCAACAGACATTCGCATTAAGAACTTTCGCAAATATATTAAATTCTTTGAATTTAAGTAAAGTTTATTGTCTAGACGTTCATAGTTCGATTGCGAAGGATATTATTGATAATCTTATTGATATCAGTCCGGCATTCTACATTGCAAAAGCAGCCGAAGGTACTAAAGCAGATTTATTTTGTTATCCAGATAATGGTGCTGCAAAAAGATACTCAAACCTTTTTCCAAATATTCCAATTGAATATGTGGTCGCCGATAAAGTCAGAAATCAAGCAACAGGCGTTATAGAAAAATTATCTTTTGTCCCAGAATGTCAGAAAAAAATTAAAGGGAAAAGAATTCTTATTGTTGATGATATTTGTGACGGCGGATGGACGTTTCAAGCAACAGCTACTGAATTGTATGCCCATGGCGCTAAGTCAGTAAATTTATACGTTTCACATGGAGTTTTTTCAAAAGGCCTTGGACCTTTAAGAGAATCAAAAATCAAAAAAATATACACACACAAAGGGGAAGTTAAGTGATACCAGCAATTTTATACACAGACTTTTATAAAACAGACCATAGACGTCAATATCCTAATGGTACTACAAAAGTTTATTCTAATTTAACCGCTAGGATTAGTCGATTACCCGAAATAGATAAGGTTCTTGTCTTTGGCATTCAATATTTTGTTAAAGATTTTCTAATCAGACGCTTTAATGAAAGTTTTTTCAGAAAACCAAAAACTGAAGTTATTAAGCACTATCAAGATCGAATGGATTCATCATTAGGACTTGGTGCAATTACCACCGAGCATTTAGAAGCACTTCACGACCTTGGCTATTTACCACTAAAGATTAAGGCCTTACCTGAAGGCACTTTGTGTCCTTTACGAATTCCTATGCTAACCATTACTAATACCCATCCAGACTTTTCATGGCTTCCAAATTTTCTGGAAACAATTTTATCAAACGTTCTATGGCATCCAACAACTTCAGCTACAATTGCCTATGAATATCGCAAAAAACTAGAAAAATATGCCAAAGAAACTTCAGACACTATTGATTTTGTTAAATGGCAAGGACACGACTTCTCAATGCGCGGGCAAACTAGTTTTGAATCATCCCTTGTGTCAGGAGGAGCCCACCTTCTGTCTTTTTTTGGAACTGATACAATTCCTTCGATTGATTGGCTTCAATATTTTTATAAAGCGCCGGTTAATTTATTGGCTGGTTCGGTTCCTGCTACAGAACATTCAGTTATGTGTTTAGGCGGTCAAGAAACTGAATATGAAACTTACAAAAGACTTCTTACCGAAATTTATCCAACAGGCATTGTTTCCATTGTTTCCGACACTTGGGATTACTGGAAAGTTCTGAACGAAACAATTAGGGACTTAAGGTCAACGATATTTAATAGGAAAGGCAAATTCGTCGTTCGTCCAGATTCAGGAGACCCAGTTAAAATTATTTTAGGCGATAAAGATGCACCAAAAGATTCTTTGGCTTATAAGGGAACAATCGAAATTCTTTTTGAAATATTCGGCGGAACGTATAACTCCAAAGGATTTATCCAATTAGATCCATGCATCGGAATTATTTACGGAGATTCAATTACCTTAGAAAGGTGCGAAGCAATTTGCGCAGGACTTAAAGAAAAAGGCTTTGCATCCACCAATATGGTTTTTGGAATTGGTTCTTACACGTATCAGTATGTAACGAGAGATACTTTTGGTTTTGCAATGAAGGCAACTTACGGGGTTGTTAACGGCGTGCCAAAAGAAATTTTCAAAGATCCGTTAACCGATGGCGGAGTTAAAAAATCAGCCAAAGGATTATTAAGAGTTAATGAAGATTTAACATTATCTGAATGTGTAACCGAAGAACAAGAAAACGAAGGTTTATTAAAAACAGTTTTTTTAGATGGAGAAATGCTTAACGAAATTTCTTTATCTGAAATAAGAGAAAAAATTGATATGAGTTTTGTATGATTAAGTTTTTAACTTGGTATTTCAAAACAAAATATAACGAATACGTCGAGTATTTTTCCGACGCATATAAAAGAAATTTAAATTAACCCGACACCTAAAAAAGGATTAGCATGGAACTGTTTAAAGAATCAGATTTTGAATCTGTTGGTTGGTTAATACCAGGAGAAATGGCAGCTAATATCGCCAACAGAGTTTTTAAAGAGCGCATGAAAGTTGGGTATTGTTTACTAGATACCGCAAAAGACCCATTTGGAATCACCTGCGGTTATACAAAATGTGAAACCCACAAGATCTACTACATCACTGAAGATTTAAGAAAAGACGGCAACGAAGAAGAAAAACGTGACGCTATTAAAAAAGCTTTAACAGACTTAAGCAAAGTGCAGAACGAGTTAGCAAAACTACTTACAGTAAACAAAGGCGGTGAGTGATGGGTAATATCGCAGTAACGTGCGAGCACTGTGCACTTAAGGTTTATAAGAGAATTGGTTGCTATAATAGGGCGAAAAATTTGAAAGCAAAGCTTTACTGCAGCCAATCCTGCGCTGGAAAAGCAAAACAAAAACACCTAACTATCGAACAGAAAAAAGAAATTAAGCGCCTTTATGACATTCAGTATAGGCAAAAGAATATTGAAAAATTAAAGAAAGCTAAAAAAGAATACTTCTTTAAGGATTATCACTCAAATCCAGAAAAATATCGTGAACGAAGAAAGCTAAGAGCAAAAGAGCATGCAGAGTATTGTCGTCAGCCAGCATATAAAGAAAAGAAACACACATACGATAGAGCAAGGTATGCAAAGAATGAGTTCGGACCATTTTGGGAAAGCCATGTTTTAATGATGGGCATTCGAGAAGCTTGTCTAGAAAAGATGAGTCGTTACGAAATAATGTTAAAGAATAAAACGCTTAATAAAGCACTACAAAGGAGTCGAAATGGACAAGTTAAACGCAGTTACGCTTAAGGATCAGTTATGGGAAACACTTCACCAAGTTAAAAACGGTGAAATGGATGCAGCCAAAGGTGATGCTGTTGCATCTCAGGCCAGAGAAATTCTAAGAACTATAAAAACCCAAGTTGTCATCATTGATAAAGCAAGAATGGAATTCTCAAATGAGTTGAAGGATTTTGCTATTCCTAAATTGTAATTAATTAGCCTTCTGCGGTTCAAGCAGCGGGTTAGCCGAGCTGATGTGAGCGGCATCCCTTTGACCATGTTGAAAAATTCATGGCAGCTAGCGGGGATAGAGCCTTAATCCTTTGGGAATGCATTCCTTGAAAGGGCTGATGGCCGATAATAAAGGTGCTCTTCGCAGCGAACATCATCAAGGCGGCGGAGCGTGTGTGCATATCCCAGGGATCTTCGGTGAACTGCAAGCCACACGCCGAGCTTTTTGTTTTTGAACGCACAAGGGGTGATCAATAAAAGTCGTGCGCCAATTCGTTTCTAGAACGATAGGTCTGCGTAAGTCACGAAACTAGATTGATCTTGGTGCATCAGTAGCATGACACCCACATTTAGAAGCATAGATCCTTGCTCGACTGGGGCAAGGGGAGCTTTTTGTTTTAGATTTTGCCAAACCGAGTGGGATGCATGTGCACACATGTAAACCTAATTGTGCTGAGGGTTCCACAATAACCCACTTGGCGAGGCTTTTTGAAAGGATGAATGGGATGAAAGAATGGTGTTTAAAATTAAAAGGACAAAACGCGCCGAGGTTAAGATGAGCCAAGATAAAAAGCCAGATGAATTCCCGTTGCTAATACCAGTTGTTGAAGTATCGAAAGCAGAACTTATGAAAGATTATCCGCAAAAGCCGCGTGAGTTTAAATACACGGGCTCTTGTCTGCGCGGTTATCCTTGCTTTGAGGGCCCCGATCTATCTGAAACCGATGACATAGGCATGACTGTTCGCGAAGTGGTTGAGCCCGATTTACAATTTATAAATCATAAATCACAACATTCAGACGATGCGGCTCGTGATGCTGAACTTAAGGAATATATGAATATCAACGATTTCGAGTCAGCACTGCGCACGCGCTCAGACAAAGGCTCTATATATACAAACGCCATCATTATTGGATGGCTAGAGGACACGTTCAAAGTCGCTTGGAATGCCGCTATGAAACATGTGCGAGGTGGTAAGTGACCATACATTGCACATACTGTGGACGCGAGGTTAACACTTCTTTTGGTTGTTCATGTGACGAGAGGCCGATTCGTCCTATCGAAAAGCATGAATGGAAAGTTTGGAAAGAAAAGTGTGAAAAGCTCCAAGCCGAGAACAAAGAACTGCGTAAACAGTTACATGCCCATCACGAGTACGGACGCAGCGGCCCGACGAAACTCCTTGTTGAAATTTTAAAGGTGGAAAAACTAGAAAAAGAACGCGACGAACTTAAAGCCGAAGTTGAGAGCCTTCAAGGCAGGCGCAATCACGAGTTCTGTTTTGCGACTGAAAAAGAACTGCGCGACCAGTGCGAGAAGTTAGCTGCAGCGTTGGGAAAAGTAAAACAATTAGAAGTAACTGAACTAAATGATACAAAAACAGTTTTGAAAAAGCATAACATTATGGCGATGTTTGCCTCAGAAGCACTCGCAGAATACCAGAAATTTAAACAGGGGGACAAATGAAACTAATAGACCAGATTTTAGAGATGGACGTTACTACTGACGAGTGGAATGAGATTTATCATAAGGTTTGCGAAAAGCACTGGAATACAACGCCCGCACAAAGGACCTTGAGCTTGTAATTAAGGCGCTGGAATTAGCTAAAGATAAACTTGCTGATTTAGCTAAAAATTGTGAATGGTATGCTGATTATGGAACAGAACAAGAGCGGCATCATTTCTTAAAGGTTGAAGCCGTTGCAAACTTCGTTGATGTTTTAGACAAAGAACTCGAGGCGATTTTAATGGAGGGTAAATGATTAAGATTTTCGGGGAATATTATAACCTTACAGAGATTTTGCAGATTTTTTTATCCGGATTAGTTTTTATATTTTTTGCAGGTGGATCATTATTAAGCTGGATTCATTTTATTAATTGGCTTAGAGGAACGAGTCACTGCGTATGACCAAGCAACAACTTGAAGCTGCGCTTGAGAAGCATAAGGGCTTCGAATATTTCTTTAAAGGCAAGACCCTTTCTCTTGAAGAAGCTAAAGCTCTTGAGACAGGACACGACTCACTCTCACCAATCGTCATTGATCTTTTGATGGCGCTTGAGTTTGAGTGCGGTAACAAATGTGCTATAGGCTTAAACCCATGTAATGCACGAGAGGCCATCGACAAAGCGCTTAAGGACCTGGGAGTTGAGAGATGAAATTTCGCAAACCAAAAGAGTCTTTCATTGATTTTATGTCTAGAAAAGACGAAGAGCGATTTCTTAAGGATATGTCTGAGATTTACGGGTGTGGATATTTTATTTTAAGCCGCAAAAATATTTCATCCAAAGATAAGAGAAAACTTCAATTAAAGATTGAGCAAATAATCGATAAGCGCATCACATATTACAATCGAAAATATAAATTAGCAGATGGAAAGTGGCGACATCTTCCAGCAAGCTGGGACGAACGCAATAAAAAATCAATTTACAATTTGTATGACAAATATAAGAGGCATAAATGACCAAAGCACTATCGCGAATCCAGAGGATTGAAGATGAATCTTTTAGCCAAAACAACGTAACTAAAATTGCGATACTAGATTTTTACTTTCTCACCCAAACTCTCAAAGAAGCGCTTGGCGTGATTGAGTTTTATGGCAATCGTGACAATTACGATAGAGAGGGTGTTTGCGAGCACAACGGATCATCAACTGATTACAAGGGGGACTGGTGGGTTGATTATGGATTTCATGCAAAATCCTTCCTAGAGAAACTGGAGGCTGAATGATTCAGCGAGAAAGCGTATTCTATGATGCCTGGAGTGATCAGCTTATGACGATCAAACCACTTGAGCTATTGCTTATGTATGAACTTGGCGAGGACCTACTCGAAGACCTGTTCTGGATTGGATATTTATGACCGCAAGGGAATTTACAAACGAACTAAGAGAAAAAGCCGAGCGAAACTTTACCGCTAATAAAGCCATGTTTTTTACCGCTAATAAAGCCATGCTTCTTAAGGCATCTGACGTGCTAACAATTACTTCTATGCTCACAACAGCACTAGATGCGCTGGATGAAATTTTAGATAAAGATTGCCCTTATGGTGAGGGAGGTTGTTTCAGTTTCGAGATTAATCGTATAGCCTCAAAAGCCAAACTCAAAATAGACGGGATTGCTGGTGGAAATTAAAGCTAGAATATATTCTACATATGAAAAAGGATCTGAAACATTTCATTATGCTAAAGACATAACTGCTGAGGAAATTAATCAGTTCTTTGCAGAGAAAACTAAAACTGCTTTGGAAGATATTATTGAAAACATGGACAAAGAGGTTCTCAGCAAAATAGACAGGATTGCTCAAAAATAACGGGGAAATAATGGGAAAATAATGGGAAAAAGCGCTTACTTTACATTCTTAGGCAAAGATAAAATTAAATTTGCTAAACTCTCGGCCATCATTTCACATGCTTGAATTTCCATAAACTGCATGATGCCTGATTCAAATTGGTATGCGTGAATTATTTCATGCATGAGTGTTTGCGCTAAAGAATTACCTTTTAAATCTGGATCAAGTGATATTTCTTTGTCGAACAAATCGCATTCGCCGCACCTATTTCTGTCTCTAACAGATTTATCAAGTTTGATTTTATAAGTAGAATTTAAGATCTGAACAGATTTTGGTAGTTTCATAGCCTTGTAACCTTTTGTTTAGCATCCACTTTCATCCACGTGCCGCATTTCTTACAGCAAAGCCTTCGATAAGTTCTTGTAAGCGTTGATCTAAAACCTTCAGATTTAAGTTCATATGAACCACAGTTTGAACAAACATGCTCTTGGTTTAAAAGGTTATGATCTAGGCCCTTGGTAAGTGGTCTAAGAGCTAAATAAATATCTTCTAGAACCGTGACGTCTGTCTTACAGTATTTAGCCATCTTTTCCATAGCCTTTTGGTCGCGCCTTCGAACAGCATTCCAAAGCTCTTGTCCACCAGAGTCCATTTTTCTGCCTTTTGTGAAAACCTGAGCCATTCTTTTTAAAGAATTACTAGTTAGAAAAAGATTTGATTTTGCGACTTGTTTTGTGTCGATGTGCTCGATCTTTGGGAGTACTGTTTTCTTTTCATCTGTTAGAGAATTAATTAAGAGTCTTGTTTGTAAGAATTTTTGATCAAAACCTTTTCCGTTTTGAGTCACAATTATGTCTGCGTCTTTTAATATATCATAAGCAAATTTACATAGTTCTTTATCGTCGTTTACGTTTTTGCCCCAGCCAGGAAAATCCCAAGCATTTTTTATTTGAACTTTTTTGCCAAGCTCTTTCCACCCAAAGCATATGACTGAATTGATATCGGCCTTCATAGATCTGCCAGGCCAATCACTAATGCCGAACCACACATCGGCGGCTCGCTCGATATCCACCAGGATCTCAAGGTCAAAAAATATAACCTTAAATTTATTATTCACCTAAGGCTATGGTCACCAATTAAGCACAATAATCCAACTAGCCTAGGGACTATAATTTACTGATCTTATAAATCGTGAATGGAAAATGTTTCTTAATATTGCTGATATTAATTATGAGCGAAGAAATCCAAATCAGGATGGAAGTTGAAAAAGATGCCCTTAAGGACACTTATTCGGCCTTATCAAGCGGATCATATCATCCAATATACCAAGCCACAAAAGATCTTGCCGAACGCCACGAAAGGCTTTTAAGAGCCTATGTCATGCTTCAAAAAGCTTTTTTAGACTTTAATGAAATAAGAAATCAAGAAAATCACATTTTAGTGTTAAGTCCGGGCGAGACTAAAATTATAGAACTATCAGACAATTAACCGGCTTGATCTGTTTTTGCTAAGTGCTCTCTGCATTCTTTATTGATGTTGACTGCAGCTGTTCTTAGCATTTCATTCACATCGTAATTATGAACATTTTTAAGTTCTTCAAGGCTTTGTCTTAACCATGTCCACGTTGTGAAAAAGAAGCGATCATCAATTGGTTCGCTTCGGTCCTTTTTAATAATTTTTGTCATACGCCTAGTCTATTAGAGTTGAAAACGAACTTTCAAGATAAATTTAATTTGAATTTATTTGAATTTTCTTTGAGTCAAAACATCACTCAATCTTGAATAATGGCAAAAGAAAAAAAGCAGCGAGGACGTCCAACAAAATATAGGGACGAATACTGTGACCTTTTAGTTGAGCACATGCGAAAAGGATTCAGCTATGAGTCATTTGCAGCAAAAATTCAGGTTCATAGAAGCGTACTTTACGACTGGGAAAAGGTTTCACCAGAGTGGCTTGAAGCAAAACGTATCGCTATTGATGTAAATCTACTGTTTTGGGAACAACAAGGCATTGATGGCCTTTATAATTCAACCGAATACGAAGATGGCAAAATCGTTAGCTCTAAATCTCTGAACGCTACCGTGTGGATTTTCAACATGAAAAATCGTCATGGGTGGAGAGACAAGCAGCCTGAAGAAAACGATCAAATTAATATCAATCTATCTCTTGCAGACAAAATGGCAAAAGCTCGTCAAAGGGCCAGTAAAAAATAATGCTGGATCAATTTAAAAATATTCTAACTAGGGCTGAGCGAGAGGTGCTTTTTCACGTCTCTAAAGGTCTTAGCAACGCTGAGGTTTCAAACCTAAGACATACTTGTGTTAAGGCGACGAAGTTTCATTTAAGTAATATTTTTAAAAAGTTCAATGTTAGGCGAAGGGCAAACCTGATCTTGCTCGTCCACCAAAGCCAGCCAATTAAAGAGCCTGTCATTCCTGTTCAACAGCAAGTTTACGAATTTGATGAATACCTTCCAAAGGGACTTAAGAAATGAGAACCGTCTCCTTATCTGGACACTGTACTCGTTGTGCGGGACTTGTCCTCGAGCCAAACACTCCAATGTATTACAAAGGTAAAATCTGTCATTGCCCTGACAACAATCCGTCTTATGAAGAGCCAAGAGAACATAGAAAAACAGGATGGACGTGTTCTAACTGTGGAGCTGGCAATTCACCCTATGTAATTCAATGTCCTGCATGCGCAGTAGACAAAGGTTTTTCGAATGAATGATGCTTCAAGCGAAGAGGCATTAATCAACGACATAGCGTCTTTTACGCATGATCCGCTCGGGTTTGCTAACTATGCTTTTCCTTGGGGTGAAGAGGGTACTGAATTAGAAGATCAACTTGGGCCTAGGGTTTGGCAAAGTAAACTTTTTAATGATCTTGGTAAACATTTGCAGAATCCAGAAACAAGGTTTCAACCTTTCTTGTATGCTGTAGCGTCAGGACATGGTATTGGAAAAGCTCTTTGTGAGGACACAATGATACCAACTCCTAATGGTGATAAATTAATGAAAGATCTTAAAGTTGGTGATCTTGTTTTTGGATCTAATGGCCAGCCAACAAAAATCATTGGCGTAAAACAAAACGGAATAAGACCAACCTATAAAGTGACATTTGATGATGGATCTTTTGTTTATGCAGATGAAAATCATGATTGGAATGTTAAGGGCAGACAAGACAGAAGAAAGAAAATTGATAAATGGCGAACACTTTCAACTAAGCAGATTTTAGATCTTGGTGTTCAGCGTCCAAATGGAAAAGCCCTGGCTAAGCAATGGGAAATTCCAACAACCAATCCAGTTTATGGAAGCATCAAGTTTAAAAATGCTTACCTTGTAGGCGTCTGGATTGGTGATGGGTGTAAGAATAAAAATTCTTACACCAAGCCAGACCAAGAAATAAGAGATAAATTAAAATCTCAAGGCATTAAAACAAAAGCTATAGCGAACGGTGCTTATTCAATCAGCGGACTTGGAAAGGTTTTAAGAGAACTTGGTTTGTTCGACCTCAATTCTTATCAACGTTTTTTGCCAGAGGTTGTATGGACTTGGGATGCAGAATCAAGACTTGAGTTGTTAAGGGGCTTATTGGATACCGATGGAGAGTGTAATCCAAGGGGCACAATCATTTATTCAACATCAAGCGCGCGCCTGATTAAAGATGTTATGAGGCTAGCAAGGTCTCTTGGATTTAAAGCCCAAGAGCAATCAGTTAAAAAAGCTTATATAAAAGATGTAAGGCACCGAGACTGTTATAGAATAACAATTACAATGCCGATTGAGGCAAAGCCATTTGTTGTTTCTCATAAAAAAAACAGAGTTAAAAAAGTTCAAGAAAGGTATTTAAAACGCTGGATTGAATCAATTGAAAAAGTTGAAGACAGGCAAACTATTTGTATAGAGGTGGACGCTGAGGATCATTTATATTTAGCAAACGACTACATTGTGACCCATAATTCTGCTGAAATCGGAATGCTTTTAAATTGGGGCATGTCTACATGCGAAGACTGTAAAGTTGTGATCACCTCAAACACTGAAACTCAATTAAGAACAAAGACAATGCCAGAGGTCGCAAAATGGTTTCGTTTAGCAATTAATTCTCATTGGTGGAAACCAACAGCAACTTCTATTTTTACTGTGCATAAGAAGCACGAAAAAGCTTGGCGTGCCGATGCAGTCACATGGTCTGAGAACAACACTGAAGCATTTGCCGGCCTTCATAATAAAAAGAAAAGAATCATTTTAGTTTTTGATGAGGCTTCAGCTATTTCAGATAAAGTTTGGGAAGTCGCTGAGGGCGCGCTTACTGATGAAGAAACTGAAATTATTTGGATAGCTTTTGGAAACCCAACTAGAAACACCGGAAGATTCAAAGAGTGTTTTGGAAAATTCAAGCATCGTTGGCATAAGATGCAGATCGATTCTCGTGAGGTTGAGGGCACGAACAAAGAGCAAATTCAAAAGTGGATTGACGATTATGGCGTTGATTCTGACTTTGTTAAAGTTAGGGTTAGAGGTATATTTCCATCGGCATCCTTCAAACAGTTTATTTCTTTAGAGGACGTAGACCATGCTTATGGTCTAGAGCTAAAACCTGAGCAATATAACTTTGCACCTAAAATCTTAACTGTTGATCCAGCATGGGAAGGTGACGATGAATTTGTCATTGGCCTAAGGCAAGGTCTTAAGTTTGAAATATTAAGAACAATCACTAAGAACGATAACGACGTTCAAATGGCATCTTTAATTGCGTCGATTGAAGATGAGAAAAAAGTAGACGCTGTTTTTATTGATGCAGGTTATGGGACTGGCATTGTTTCAGCTGGAAAAACAATGGGACGAAAAGACTGGATGCTTGTTTGGTTTAGTGGGAAATCAAATGATCAGGGCTGCTTAAACAAGCGTGCTGAGATGTGGAAATCAATGAGAGATTGGCTTAAAGACGGCGGCTCGATTCCTAAAGACCCACAGCTTCACCAAGAGTTAATCAGTCCAGAAACTGTCCCTCGTCTTGACGGCAAAATTCAAATTGAATCTAAAAAAGATATGAAATCTAGAGGCGAGGTTTCACCAAATAGAGCTGATGCCTTAGCGCTTAGCTTTGCGTATCCTGTTGGCAAAAAAAGATCAGCACAGTCTCAAACTAAAATGCACTCAAGTCTTGGTACTCAAGGGTGGATGGGCTAAAAGTCTATTCAAATTTATTTGAATAAAATTAAAATTAGATTAGAGGTTTTTTAGGTCTCAGCCTGAGGCTTGTGGCTGAAGTCCAAAAATTTTCTAGCGACAAAAAAGAATCTAATACAAGTGCAGATGAAGAGATCCTTCGTGCTGCACGTGAGCGCTTTCGTCTTGCTGAAGAGGCTTATCAAAGCGTTAGAGAATTAGGACTTGACGATTTAAAATTCAGAGCCGGTGAGCAATGGCCAGACAATATTCGAAATGAAAGAATTATTGATCAAAGGCCTTGCTTAGTTATCAATCGAATCCCTCAATACGTTCGTCAAATCACAAATGATCAACGACAAAACAGACCTTCAATTAAGGTCATGCCTGTTGATGATAAAGCTGACGTTAAAACAGCAAAAGTTCTTCAAGGTATCATTCGCTACATCGAGAACAACTCAAATGCGGATATTGCTTACGACACAGCTTTTGAAGGCACAGTTATCAAAGGCTTTGGATACTACAGAGTCTTAACAGATTTCTGTGATCCATATTCATTTGACCAAGATCTTTTAATTAAAAAAGTACCAGACGATTTTAAAGTTTACTTAGATCCTTTTCATAAAGAACCAGACGGCTCAGATGCTAAATGGGGATTTATCTTTGACGATATTTCTAAAGACACGTTCAAAGCAGACTATCCGAAAGCTGAAATGAGCTCAATGGATGACTGGGAATCTATTGGCGATAGAACCAGTCAATGGGTGAAGCGTGATTCAGTTAGAGTTGCTGAGTATTTTTATACAGAAAATAAAGAAATTACTCTTGTCTTATTAAGCGATGGAAATTCTGCAGATAAAGACACGTTTGATAAAGATGAAAATGGCGAAATTATTTTGCCTCTAGACATTACTGTAGTTGATGAGAGAAAATCACTCGTCCCAGTTGTTAAGTGGTGCAAGATCAATGGCTATGAGGTTTTAAAAGAAACCATTTGGCCAGGCCGCTGGATTCCGATCATTCCAGTTTATGGTGATGAATTAAATATCGATGGACGAAAGATCCTAGAGGGAATCGTTCGTCACGCTAAAGATCCACAGCGTATGTACAATTACTGGGTTTCAACAGAAACCGAAATGATTGCCCTAGCTCCAAGAGCTCCATACATCGTGGCCGAAGGTCAAATCACAGAAGATTACGAGCCAATGTGGCGAATGGCGAATAGAAAGAATTTTTCTTATTTGCCATACAAGCAAACTGATCACATGGGGCAAATTGCGCCTCCACCTCAAAGAAATGTTTACGAAGCTCCAGTTCAATCTATTACAAATGCAAGGCTTCAATCATCTGAAGATATTAAAACTACAACAGGCATTTACGATTCTTCTTTAGGAAATCGATCAAATGAAAGTTCAGGCGTTGCAATTCAGCGAAGAGCGAATCAAGCACAAACGGCGAATTTTCATTTTATTGATAACTTAACTAGATCTTTAAGACACTGCGGAAGAGTTTTACTAGACGCAATTCCTATAGTTTACGACACAAAAAGAGCTTTAAGAATTTTGGGTGATAACAACGAGCAAGAGCTTGTTACGATCAACGAGATTTTTAACGGCAAAGATCCTATTTATACTCTTGGTATTGGAAAGTATGACGTTGTTGTTGAAACAGGTCCTAGCTTTGCAACGCGCAGACAAGAAGCTGCGGAAACTATTTTAGAATTTATCAGAGTTTACCCTGCAGCCGCTCCTCTTATTGGTGATTTATTAGCTAAGAATTTTGATTGGCCAGAGGCTCAAGAAATTTCAGAACGTCTTAAAAAGACTCTGCCTCCTGGTATTTTGGACGACAAAGACAAGTCCGTGCCTCCTGAAGTTCAAGCGCAAATTGCTCAACTTACGCAAGCCCTTGAACAGATGAAAATGGAAAACATGAAGAATCAAGAAATCATCGGGACGAAAGTTCTAGAGCTTGAATCTAAAGAGAGAATTGAGTTTGCAAAAATTGAAGCTGATTTGAAAAAAGAATTATTCAAAGCTCAAGCACAAAACTCTCAGGCCATTTTAGAGGCTGAAATAATGGATGCACAAAACAGACAAGCTCTTGTTGGCATCAACGTTCCAATTCAAATGGAAGCTAATGATCAAATCCCTGATCAGGATTTTGGTCAATTGAATCAACCGCCTACTGGTGGGCCATCACCAGGCGAATTCATGGGGGAGTAAACCATGCCTATACAAATCACATCAACAACAGATTCTGAAAAAGTAGTTACCGCCGCAATGGGCGCAGCTACTAAGAATGAATCAAAAGTTGAGGAAACAAAATCCGCTTCTGCTGAAAAAGCAGATGAAACTATAGAAGAGTCGGAAACTTCTAAAGAGCTAGAGTCAAAGGAATCAGAAGAGTCTGAGTCTGAAGAATCTAGTGAAGAAAAAGAATCTAAGGATGACGATGAGTCTTTAGATGGCGAGCAAAAGCCAAAAAAGAATGGCGTGCAAAAGCGCATCGATAAGCTTGTGAAAAAGAATTCTGAGAAAGATCGAGAGATTGAGTATCTGCGTAAAGAACTAATGAAAAAAGGTTCTGAACAACCGCAAGAAAAAGGTGCCGAAAAACCTGAAGTAAAAGAAGCCAAAGAGGGTAAGCCTAGTGCCGATGATTTTGAAAATCATGCGGATTACCTAGAGGCTTTAACTGATTGGAAGCTTGAGCAAAAGGAAAAAGCTAAGGAAGCCGCTAAGAAGGCCGATGATCTTAAATCAAATTATCAAAAGGCCATAGAAAAACACAATGAGCGTGTTGGTGAGTTTAAAAAAGCTCAAGCCGACTACGAAGAGGTTATCTCTGATTTTATCGAAGAGCACGGAGACTTAAAGTTTTCTATTGCTCTAGAGGATTCAATTTTAGCTTCGGATGTAGGACCTCAATTGGTTTATCACTTAGCGAAGAACAAAGAAGAACTTGATCGAATCAACGCTCTATCGCCTTTAGCTGCCGCACGTGAAATTGGAAAAATAGAAGCTCGCTTATCTAAGAAGTCACAACCGTTGGCCGAGAAAAAACATTCAAAAGCTCCAAGACCAATTGAGCCCGTAAACACTGGACGAGGCAGTTCGATCAGAAAATCAATTTATGACGAAAGCTTAAGCCAATCTGAATACGAACAATTGAGAAAAGAGCAAATGGCTAAGAGAGCATAGGGCTTTCTTAGTAAAAATTAATTTTAACCTTTGCCCCATAACTAGGGGCCGGGAGATATAATGAGTAACAGTCTATTAAACATTTCAATGATCACTCGTGAATCATTGATGGAACTAAAAAACCAATTGAGCTTTTCAGGCTCTGTAAACCGTCAGTATGATGATAAGTTTGCAGTTCAAGGTGCAAAAATTGGTAACGTACTAAACATCAGAAAACCAGTAAGATTTGAAGTTACAACTGGCCCAGCGCTAAACATTCAAAACATCGCTGATCAATCAGTTGCTTTGACTGTGGATACTCAGCAGCACGTTGACTTTCAATTCTCGAGCAAAGATCTTGCTTTGAGCGTTGATGAATTTCGTGAGCGCTACATTAAGCCTGCTATCACAGCTCTTGCCAACAAGATCGATTACAATGGTATGCAGCTTTATAAAGATGTTTGGAATTCAGTTGGAACTCCAGGCACTCAGCCTACTTCTGTTGCTACCGCATTGCTTGCAGGCCAGAAGTTAGATGAGAATGGATGCCCAGTTGATGAGTTAAGAACTATTTGCTTAGCTCCATCGACACAAGCTTCTGTTGTTGGCGGTTCTTTAACTTTGTTCAACGCTCAAGACCAAATTTCTAAGCAATACAAAAAGGGCCGCATGGGCGAAGCTGCAGGTTTTACTTGGAAAATGGATCAGAACGTTGGTGTGCACTCAACTGGTGCGGTTGCTGGCGCTCCAGCAATTGATACAACTGTAACAACTGATGGAACTGCAACGCTTCACTTAGACGGCATTACTGGTTCTATTGTTAACTGCTATAGAAAAGGTGATGTGATTGAGATTGCGGGCGTTTACGCTGTAAATCCACAGTCTAAGCAATCAACTGGCTCTTTGATGCAGTTCGTAGTTACTGCGGACACTGATTCTTCTGCCGGTGAAATCGCTGCGCTTCCAATCTCTCCAGCTATTTACTTATCAGGTCCTTACCAGAACGTATCTGCTTATCCAGTAGACGGCGCTTTGGTGACTTTGTTTGGTGCAGCACTTACTTATGCAAACAAAATCTCTCCAGCTAACTTAGCTTTCCATAGAGATGCATTCTGCTTAGGTATGGCTGATCTTCCACTTCCAGGCGGCGTTGATATGGCGTCTCGTGCAAGTGATCCAGACGCAGGTCTTTCTCTTCGTATCGTTCGTGATTACGACATCAATAATGACATGTACCCATGCCGTATTGACGTTCTTTATGGATGGAAAACTTTATACGCAGAATTAGCTTGCCGCATTCAAGGTTAGTAAAAAGAGGGGCGAATTTCTCGCCCTTTTTAAAATAAATTTTTTAAAGGAGATAAAATGCAAACAACTTCAACATCAAATGAAATTCAAACGCCGGGCTCACCAGACGGCTATGCAGTAGGACAAACGTCAGCAGATAAAGTTGGTTTTTATGGTGCAACACCAGTCGCTCAACCAGCGGCAGCTGCTCAAGCTGCAGTGGTAGACGCTTCTGGTGGAACAGCTGCCCCAACAAATGGAATTTTAACTTTAACTGGTACTTATAACAGTGCCATTATTGCTAACGCGATTGCGACTTTAGCTGCGCAAAGCAATGCAATGAGAAACGCTCTTGTAAGCGTTGGCATTATTAAAGGTTCCGTATAATGAAAATTCTCGTCGCCATACCTACATACGACGGTAAGCTTCACGTTGAGATAGTTAAAGCACTACTTGACGAGCAAGTTATCGCCATGAGTTTTGGCGACGAGTTACTTTTTCAATTTCTTCCTGGGTGTAGTCATCCAGCAATGGGAAGGAATCAGCTAGCACAGCAATTTATGGATTCAGAAGCTGAGCGTCTTATCTTTTTAGATTCAGATGTGACGTTTGATCCAGGATCAATCGTGAAAATCGCGCAATATCCAGTGGATTTTGTGGGCGGCGCTTATCGCTTTAAAATGAAAGATGAAAATTATCCAGTAGGATGGATTTCGCCCGATGTTCAACCGTTTCTTCAGGCAAACGAATATAACTTATTAGAAGTATCAACTTTGCCGGGTGGATTTTTATCTTTATCTAAAAAAGTTTTTGAAACTTTAAAAGCAAAACATCCAGATCGTGAGTACGAGCACTTTGGTAAAAAAGCGCACTGTTATTTTCAGATGCCATTTGAGGGCCAACTATATGGCGAAGATAGTTTCTTTTGCAAAGAGTGGAGAGAGTGCGGCGGGAAAGTTTTTCTAGATCCAGAAATTTCATTCACACACTGGGATTTTAGTCCGGTGCCTTATAAAGGGCATATCGGTAATTGGCTTAAAAGTAGAGTTTAGGAGAGAGAGTGCAAGAAGAATTAAAATTTCCAATTTGGCTTTACAACAAAGAAGAGGGTGGAAAAATCATTCACTCGTTAGAACAGTTTAAAACGCTTAAAGGCAAGTGGGTTGAGTCTCCTGCTTTGTTCGATGCTGAAGAACAAGAAGAAATTAAAGAAGAAAAATCAGAAGTCATTGAATTAAAAGAACACAAAAAAAGAGGCCCTAAACCAAAAGGTGATAAATGACTCCAAGAGATGCCATTGAGACATCTTTAAGACTGATTGGCGTTTTAGCTAGCGGTGAAACAGCATCTAGTTCAGAGGCGAACGATGCTTTTAGTTCTTTAAACAGAATGATTAAAAACTGGAGTATCGAAGGTTTTTTAGTTTTTAAAGTTGTTAGAGAAGTTTTCACTTTAGCGATTGGTCAACAGACTAGAACAATGGGAACTGGTGGAAACTTTAACACTACAAGGCCTACAAAGATTTTGTATGCCGGCTCTATTCAAAACGATGTTGAGTTTCCTGTACGTATTTACAATGCTCAGCAATGGTCTGAGATTGCCTTAAAAACAACTCAAAGCTCACTACCAGAGGTGATTTACCCTGAAGGCACTTATCCTTTAGAGACAATTAATATCTGGCCAGTGCCAAGTGAAGCAAATCAGATTGCTTTATATTCTTTAAAAGAACTCTCTGAGTTTACTTCACTTTCAGAAGAGATTTCTCTGCCTCCTGGTTATGAAGATGCAATTATTTATAACTTAGCAAAAAGGTTAGCTGCTGAGTATGGCAGGCCGCTTAGAGATGATGTGGCGCTTGAGGCTATGCAATTAAAGGCAAATTTAAAAAGACAAAACACAAGAGCTTCTTACATGCGCTCAGATGCTTTTGGTCTAAACGAATTTAGAAAACCATTTAATTATTTAACAGGTGATTTTTGAGATTTAAAGGTTTCATCGGCGCAGCTTATAAGCTTCCCTCTGTAAACGTTGAGTGTCAGCGATGCGTGAACCTTTATCCAGAAATGGATGAAGCCGGGACTGGCAAAGAGGGCGAAGTCGCTCATCTTTTAAGTACTCCAGGACTTTTAAAACTTTTAAATGTTGGTCTTGGACCGATCAGACTTACATGGGTTGATCCACAGCAAAGAATTTTTGTAGCTAGCGGAAACAATCTTTACAAAATGATTTTCAGCGGAAGCTTTTGGTCTTCGATATTGGTCGGATCATTTAATACTTCTGTTGGAATTATAAATGCTAGATCAAATCTTTTGCCAAATGGTGATTCGGTAACAGTATTTGTTGATGGGCAAGATAGCTATACGTTTGAGTATGTTTCTGGGGTTGAGTCATTTGATGACTTTACGGGCCGTGGATATGTTCAAGTTGATGGCGCAACTCACGTTGAGTTTGTTGATGGATTTTTTGTTTATAATAAACCCGGCACTAGTCAATTTTATACTTCTCAATGGGGCGAGTTTTCAGTTGATCCATTAAGTTTTGCATCTTCTGAAGGCGATCCTGATAATTTAGTTGGCCTAATTGCAAATCATAGAGACTTATGGCTTTTAAACGAAAAGTCAGCCGAGGTGTTTACAAACACTGGGAATGCTGATTTTCCTTTTGAAAGAGTGCAAGGCGGCTTTATTGAAAAAGGCTGCATGGCCGCTTTTAGTATTGCAAAAATTGATGGAATTATTTTTTGGCTTGGAAAAGATGCAAGCGGTGGAGGCACCGTTTATGCGGCTCAAGGTTTACAGCCTCAGAGAGTTTCAACTCATGCTATTGAGCAAGCTATTCAATCTTATTCAAGCGATGTAATAACAAATGCCACGGCTTGGACATATCAATCTGGTGGACATTCTTTTTATGCATTAAATTTTATTGATACAACTTGGGTTTTTGATCTAACCACAAAACTTTGGCATGAAAGATCTTATAGTGACGATGGGCAAGAGTCTCGCCATAGAGCAAACACTCACGCTTTTGTTTCACAGTACGGCATTCACATTGTAGGCGATTTTGAAAACAATAAAGTTTATGAGCTTTCGGATACTTATTATAAAGACGATGAAACTGAGATTGTTAGAATTAGATCAACTCCGCATGTTAGCGCAGGCTTAAAAAGAGTATTCTATAATAATTTCCAATTAGATATGGAAACAGGAGTCGGCATTGATGGCTCTGGCCAAGGTATAGATCCGCAAGTCATGCTCACCTGGAGTAACGATGCCGGACACACTTGGAGTAATGAGCATTGGGCTTCAGCAGGTGCAATTGGTAAATATAAAAAACGTGTTGAATGGCATAGACTTGGAAGCGCAAGGGACAGGGTTTTTGAAGTTAGGGTTTCAGATCCTGTAAAAGTTGTTTTACTTGGCGCTGAAATAGAATTTGAAGTGGGGAATAGCTGATGGCTTCAATTCCTAAAACACTTGATGTTTTATATAGAGATAAAATAGCCGAGTCAAATGGGCTTGTTTCAAGAACTTGGGGCGAGTTTTTTAGACTTGTTCAAATTGCTTTAAGCGCTTATGGGATAGAACAATATTTTGAACTCGAAAACAATCAAGTTTCACCTACCAATATTGATGGCTTAAGTTTTGATAAGAGTTTTGTAAGCCAGGCTAGTGTTGATTATTTAATTCAAAGAGTAACTGACTTAAGTGAAGAAATTGAGACAGGGACTTTTTATGCGGCTTATTTGCCGGACTCTGAAGATTGGGTTTTATCAAATGGCCCATCATCTGCAGGAGTTACTTTAACTATTACCTCTTCAGGCCAAGTTCAGTATGCATCGTCTGATTTAGCCGGAACAAAGACGATTTCAAAACTCACATGGCGAGCTAGAACAATGGCTGCAAAGAATTCTTTATACTCTCAAATGGGTGGATCATGAGAATAAAAGACACTCTGTATGCAAAATACATTAAAGAACGAGAGGGCTTTGAGGTTCTCGAAAATGAATTTTGTTTTTTGACTTACGTAATTAATCAAAAAGAATGTTTTATCGGCCATTTTTACACAGATGAGAGTTGTCGTGGACAAGGGAAAGCAAGAGAACTTGTTGAAAGTCTATCTGAAGTGGCCGCGTATAACGAATGTGAACTCATTTCCGCAAGTATTGATTTAAGAGACAAGGGAGCATCAAAGACGATGCAGGCCGCACTTAGAGTTGGTTTTGAAATAGCAAAGGCCGAGTGCGGCGTTATTGTAATTGTTAAACACTTAAAAGGAGTTAAGTGATGGGCGCAGTAGACAATGTTTTAGGTACTAATATTTTTGGCGATAATTCGCAAGATAGAGCAATTGCAGCTCAAACAAATGCTGCAAACCAATCGAACGAAACTCAGCGATATATCTTTGATACGCAAAGAGCTGATTATCAGCCTTGGCGAGACGCTGGTATGCGCGCGCTTTCAGGACTTGAAGATAAAAACTTGCTTGGCGATTTCCAAGGCGATCCAGGCTATCAATTTCGTTTAGCTGAAGGAAATAAAGCAATCAATAATGCCGCTGCAGCAAGAGGCATGGGAAATTCTGGCAGAACTTTAAAAGAATTATCTCGTTATGGACAAGACTATGCTTCGAACGAGTATGGTAACGCTTACAACAGAGCCTTTAGTAGACTTTCCACTTTAGCTGGATTTGGTTCCGGCGCGAACCAAGGCATGGCAAATGCAGCTCAAAATTATGGAAATGCAGTTTCAGGAAATCAAATTGGACTTGGAAACTCTATTGCCTCCGCAAATATTGCTACAGCAAATAGACAAGCTCAGTTGGCAGGTCAGGGAACAACCGCTTTAGCATTCTCGGATGAAAGATTAAAAACAAATCTAGAGCCAGTTTCAAAAGAAGATCTTTTGGAAATGAAAAAGCACCTCAAGGCTTATGCATTTAATTATATTTCTGATGAATTCGGCAAAGGTGATTGGATCGGAATCATGGCTCAAGATTTAGAAAAGTCTAAGCTTGGTAAAACGCTAGTTGTTGAAAACGACAAAGGTCAAAAGCTGATTGATCTTAAAAAAGTTCTATCAATGTTTCTTGCAACCATGGCGGAGGCATAATGGCACAAATCGATAACAGTATTTATTTTCAACAACAAGCTCCAGATATCTTAGGTAGTGTTCAAAAAGGTCTTTCAATGAGAGATATGCTTGATCAACGAAAAATTCAAGCAGAGGCCAGAGAAAAGCAAAAATCAGTTGATAAGGCGTTTCAAGCAGGGATTGTTCAAAACCCAGATGGGACATCAACTTTTGACAGAGGTAAAACACTATCTGAATTAGCAAGGGTTAGCGGTAAAGATTATTTAAACGCTAAAACACAATTTGCTCAAATGGATCAAGACGAAATGAAGGCTAAAAAAGAAAAAGCTCTTTTTGATGCTGATTTAATTTCTAGATACGCATCGGGCGTTAAAGATCAGCCATCATATGAAATGGCACTTAATGATTTAGGTAAGCAGGGCGTTGATACCTCGCAATTGCCAAGGGCGTACGATCCAAATTTAGTTAATAGCTATTTGACTAGAGCACTTTCATTTAAAGACCAAGAGCAATTTAAAATTGATCGAGAAAAACTTGCTAGCTCTGCTGCTGATAGGAAAGAAGCAAGAGACGAAAGAAGATTTCAACTTGGCTTAAAGACAGAGGAAAAGCGTGCTGAAAAGGCGCGACCAAGTGACAAACAAATTGAGGCCTTCACAGATATTGACAATGCAAAAAGTGATTTAACAAATCTTTTAGGGCGCTTGGGAACTAACTCAAACTGGACAGGGGCTGTTGACGGCAGGATTCCAGACATGCTTGTCGGCGATGACCAAGTGGCGTGGCGATCTGAGGTTGGTAAATACAAAGATGCATACCGAAAAGCAATCACTGGTGCAGGGGCCGGCCCTAGTGAAATTGCAATTTTAGAGTCAAGACTTCCAACAGAAACTGATACTTTGGCTAATTTTAAAGCTAAGGCACAGGCTGCAATGAAAGAGTTAGATAGAAGACGGTCAACTCTTGCTTCTAATTTATCAAAGGGCGGAAAAGATGTTTCTAAGTTTTCTGATGAGCCCGCACAAGTCCCGAAATCTTTAGCTGCAAACGATGTTTCAAAATTACCAGACAATGATCTGGATGCTCTTTACAAACAGTTTGGTGGTCAGTAATGGCAACTAGAGAAGAAAAGATTGCATTTATTCAATCTAAATTAGCTTCTCAGCAATCAAGTGCGCCTATGCAGAGTGCAGCGCCTTCTCGTGAAGATAAAATTGCTTTCATTCAGCAAAAAATGGCCGAACAAAAAGATCCAGGTTTCTTAGACTCAGCACTTCAAACTGCTGTTAAAGTCGGAGAAACCATTGACTCATATACTGGTGCACCAATGCGTGCTGCAATCGGTGCTGCCCAAGATGCGAAAAACCCGATTACAGCTTTTACAAGTCAGTTTGGTGAAGATCCAAATAAGGCACCGACCGGAAAACAGATTGCGCAAAAAGCAGGGGTTCCAAATACGTCTTTAAGTGATGTTATACCTGGTGCGTTTACAGACAATGACCAAGAAGCAAGCGAATGGCTTAAATTTAAAAAAGGCGGCGCTGCTGACATTTCTGCCAGTGGTGCAGCAGGGCTTGCTATGGATATTGCCGCCGATCCAACACTAATTTTACCAGTAGGGCAAATTGCTAAAGGTGTTGGAAAAGGCGTGGAGCTGGGTGCAAAAGGTGCGGTTATGGCTGGTGGAGCCGCCGCTGATTTAACTCTCGCTGGTGCTAAACAATTACCAGGCGCTAAAACAGTCGGCACCACGCTTGATATCGTAAAAGAGGGCTCTAAAAATACAGCTGAAGCTCTTAAAACGATGTTTGCGCCAAAAGTATCTGCAGACTATAGTGATCTTGTAAAAATAGCTGAAAAAAATGGAATCGATCCAAAGCTGTTGCCAGAGGCAATTGAGTTTGGGGAAGGTTCTTTTATTTCCAGGTCTGCTAGAAACCGGGCTGAGGGTGTTTTAGGTGAGCCATATCTTAAAAAGTTTGAGGCCGGTCTTGAGGCCGTAAGAGACGCAACTGAAAATAAAATTGCTAAAATTGGTGGAGGACAGGCGGCTTCTGCAGTTGAAGCTGGTGAATTGATTCGAAAAGGTTATGACGAAGGCGTAGATAAATTTTTTGATCAAATCGGCATGACTCACAATAAAGTGTTAGAAGCTATTCCTGGTTTAACAATAGCTCCCGAAAGTCTTGAAAAAATTGGATCTAAACTTAATGGGATTGAAAAGTGGGCTAAGGGCCGTGCGGAGCGCGGTTTTACGGCTGCACAACGCGCACAAGCAGATCAAGTTTTAAGAGCCATCGATGCAGTTCGAAAAGGAAATGGATCTTACAAGCAAACGCTAGAGACATTAAGAGACATTGGTGATGTAGCATTCAAGTCCCAAAATATTTTAGCTGATATTCCGCCTGACATTGCAAAGTTTAGAGAACTTTATTCAACACTCGATGACGCATTAATCAGCACGGTTGAAAAAGCAGCCGGCGCTCCGGTTGCAGCTGAATTAAGAGATAGCAATAAAGCAATTTCTGAATTTTTAGGTGATAAATCTGTAATTTCTTCAATTGTTGGCAACAAAAATATGTCGCCTGAAAAAGTATTCGCGTCTCTTGTTGAACAAGGCGATACGAAAAAAATTGAAGCCTTGAAAAAGATATTACCTCCAGAAACATTTCAGCGTTTAAAAGGATCATTCCTCGCATCTCAACTTAGGAAAAATGCTGACGATGTTTTCACGTTCAAATCGCTCCAAAATAATCTTAGAAACAAGAAAAACGTCCTCGGGGCATTACTCGATCCATCCGAGATCGATGAGCTATCTGAGCTCGTTCGTCTTGGCGACCGCTTCGGTAGTCCGGTTTTATCTACTTCCGGGACTGGTGCTTCTAGTTTATTTAGCGATATTACTAAGGGTATTCGCTCTGGCGTTGAGAGCGACACAGTAATTGGTCTTTTAAAAGACTCGGCTCGTAATCGCTCTACTAAGGCTACCAAAGCCATAGAAAGCGCAAAAGAAACTCCAGGTTTATCAAAATCAAAGACTGCAATTTCAGCTGTAAAAGAAAACGATAATTTAAAAAAATTAGCAATGATCAGTCCTGCTGCAGCAAGAGTGGTTTCGTCTCAATACAATTCAAAAGACAATAATGATGGAAAAAAACCGTCAGTGGTCTTAAGGGGCCAGGAAAAATGGGCTGTGGATGGATTTTCAAAAATAATGGATCAAGACCAAAAGTTTAAAGATCCAAAATTTGTTGAAAAAATCTTTTCAGATAAAAAAGGCAAAGACCTTTTGATTCAGGCTTCTGATTTAACACCAGGAAGCAAGGCAATGGAAAAAGTGATTCAGAAAATTAAAGATACGTATGCAAAAGGAAATGGATAGATAGAACAATAACCTTTGCTCCATAAAACGGAGCCAGGAGATAAAATGGCAGAGTTATTACCAGTAATTAAAGCGAGTTTTTATGACTCAAACGGTGAACCGCTTTCAGGTGGAAAGCTTTATTCTTATGAAGCGGGCACTACAACACCAAAAGCAACTTACACAAATAGAGCCGGAAATGTTGCAAACACAAATCCAGTTATTTTAGATGTCGATGGGCAAGCTGACGTTTGGCTCGATGATGGATATTACAAGTTTGTTTTAGAAGATGCTGATGGAAATTTACAATACACAGAAGATAACATTGCAGCACCTCAAGTTGGAGCTTTAGAGTCCGCTTTTTGGCGCGGAGTGGTTTACATAACTTCTGCAGAATCACCATACACTATTACAGCAGCTGATAATGGAAAATTAATTTCAGTTGATTCAAGCGGCGGCGCAGTTTCAGTAGTTTTGCCAGAAATTTCTTCTTTGTCGTTACCATTTAATGTTGGTGTAAAGAAAACCACTGGATCAAACAATGTGACTGTTAACAGAAGTGGAACAGATACTTTAGACGGCGATACCAGTAAAGTCCTAACTGCTACGAATGCAGCAGTGCAGTTATTAGCAACAGACTCAACTTCGCCAGATCGCTGGTCAGTTATTAATTCCACGTATTCTGTAAATACAGCAATGATTGAAGACTCTGCAGTAACTCCCGATAAGTTAGCCACGCAGGCAAGACCTATGTCTGTCCCATTCAACTACTCAGTAGTTACTTCTGTTGCTTCGAACGCAATGACAATCGCGCTAAAAACTTTCGCTGGAGTTGATGCATCGGCAAATGATGTTATTAGGTTTCCATTTCGAAGTGCTACCGCTGCAAATGGAGATTCAAGCGTTGCCAGTGTTAGCTCTGCACTGTCTTTGGTTATACCAAATGGGTCTGCGATTGGATTAACTTCCGGATATACAAATATTTTTTATCTTTACGCTATTTTAAATTCCGGAGTGGTCGAGTTAGCAATCTCTAGATCTTATTTCGACGAAGGCTCTTTGGTTACTACCACTACAATTCCGGTGGGCAATGGTTTTAGAGGCGATATTTATTCTGCAACTGGAAGATCGAATGTCCCGATATTTTTACTTGCTCGGTATAAAATAAGTGAGCCTGTTGCAGGAGCGTGGTCCGTTGTTCCAAGTGAAACATCGTTACCCCCGTTTGCGCCAACATTTCCAACCCGTAATTTTGTTAATCTAACCACCTCTTCTGGAAACGGATCAACAGGTGTTCGTGTAAAAGTATTTACTTCAAACGATACGTCAGGAACGGCTCTACTATATACATCATCTGCTGTAAATGGAGACAGTATTGAAGTTAGGGAAGACGGTCTATACGCGATAACTTACGGTGGAAGCGCCGGCGCTCAGGATAATTTTGGAATTAGTAAAAATGGATCTACAACAACTCCATTTTCAAGTTTAGCAGTTAGCTCAAAACTTGCCGGCTCATCGATAGCAGTCGCTAACTTTATTGCATGCTCTACTTGGACCGGATGGCTGTATCAGGGCGATGTAATTAGGGCGCACCAGGATGGGTCCACCGCGGGAAGCACAAGTAATAATTTCTTCTACATGCTCAAGATTGGATAAGAGGATTAATAATGCAGCCTCACTCACGCTTTGATTTTGGTCATTTTGTAGACAGAGTTTTTTGGGGTTTGATCACTGGCGCTGTTATCTATTCAGCCAGTCAAATGGAAAAACTCGGCGCTTCGGTTAACGAGCTTAATAAAAACATGGCTGTAGTGATTGAGAAAATACTAACCGGCGAAAAACGAATCGACCGCTTAGAAGACAAAGTTTTTAGAAAATAAGGCAATGATGCCAACAAACAAAGGACTGTTATGGAAAAAGCGTACGAAATTAAGGGCCTAATGAAGAAACTAGAAGATCAGGGATTGCCAATGCTAGAAGATGCCGCAGGAAAAGTATATATAGCAATGAAAGAATGGCTTAAGGAATCTGCTGAATTATCAACCGATGGGGTCATTGGTAAAATTGATGATTTCATTGCGCCTCAATTAGATCTTTTAGATCCAATTGTATTACCACAAATCGACAAGATCGATGGCGTAGTGGGCTAATGCTAGCAAGCATAGGAAAATATATTCTTAATTTCTTTTTAACGAAAGTAATCGGTTGGCTTACGAGTATCGTAGGCCAGTGGATTGCAGCTTATCAGGCAAAAAAGAAAAACAAAGAAGTTAGAGAAAAAACAGAAAAAGCAAAAACAAAAGAGGAAATTGATGAAGCGGCTCAAGACGTTATTGATAACTTTTAGTTTAATTGGATGCGCTTCGGCGCCTCCAAAGCCAGTTATTGAAATCTGCTTAATTGATTACGTAAGACAAGAGTGCGTGTGTGGGTTTACGGGACAAAACTCAACGTTGAATCAATTGGTTCAGACACAAGTTACTAGATATCAGCTTGATTATTGTCATAAAGCCACGTCGATTCGCCCGGAATACTGGGAAATATTTATGAACTACCTTCATCAGCTCGAAGACTTCGCAGAGAAAAGGTGTAAATAATGTTTAAGAAATTATGGGAATGGATATTAAGTCTTTTCGGCAAAAAAAATCAAACAACAAAACAGGTTGATTTAGCTGGCCCACCTGCAAGTATTCCAGCTCCAGTTGGCAGTCCTTATACCAATGCAGAAGCTGTAAAGATCATGGTCGCTAGATGCATGAAAGGTGAGTCGATCACTAATATTCCAGGCATTAGAGATGACTTCTTTGGTCCACCTGCAAACCTAGGTCAAGGCAACTGGGCGTCTTGTGCTGCGACTGTTTATTGGGCCGTTAAGCAAGCTGGCCTTGATATTCCTGTGATGATCCCTGGTAGCTGGGCATCTTTTGCTTACGTACCTGAAATATGGAAATGGGCAAAAAGAAGCGGCCTTTATCAAAGAAATTATAAAGGCTTTGTTCCGCCATTTGGCGCTTGGGCAATTATTGAATGGAACAGAAAAAGCTATGAAGCTACCGACTACGAGGGCGATGAAAATCACGTTGAAATGGTACGCGGGTTTGAAAATGGAATGGTCTTAACTGCTGCAGGAAATGTTGGCGGAAAAAACGGATTGTTTCAGCGAAATCCTGTGGTCATTGTTGGTTATGTTGTTATTCCCGATCACTATTCGTTCGACTTAGCTAAAAAGCAGACTGAAGTTGAGAAGCCGGTTGTTAAGATAACGTCCGCAAAGGTTGATCTTTCAAAGGGCCTTGCACTGGTAAAAGAATTTGAGGGCTGTTATTTGAAAGCATATCCAGATCCAGGCACTGGTGGTGAGCCGTGGACAATTGGATGGGGACACACAGGTCCAGATGTTTATCCAGGAAAAGTCATCTCTCAAAAAGAGGCCGATGAGTTATTTGAAATAGATATGCAAAAATTCATCGAGGGTGTTGCAAAGCTTGTTAAGGTGCCAATGACAAATGGTCAATATGGAGCACTAGTAAGTTTCGCATACAACTGCGGACTTGGAGCTTTAGGTAGCTCAACTTTATTAAAGCATTTTAATGCTGGTAAAGTTCAAGAAGCTGCTGATCAATTTCCTCTATGGAATAAAGCAGCTGGCCGAGTACTAGCAGGACTAACTCGCAGAAGAAAAGCCGAGCGAGAACTATTTCTTAGTTAAGCATGGATGCTGTATGGCTCATGGATGAGCTACTTGGAATCGTAGTCCCACTTAACTGCAACGCCATCTTTAAAGTAAAATCGACTTAGTTGATATCGATTTACTATTTTAGATCTTGATCCACCAAAAGCATAACCATATCCGCCGTTCGCAACTCCTATGCCTCGTGCTTCCATCCCATGATCAGTGTGGTAAACAAATAT